GGGAGAAACCCCGCATGTATAACCATTAATTTTCATTCTAAGTATTTGAGTGTATATTGTTGTTATTTATCAAAGGATATTAACTTTATTATACATCTCATTAATTAGTCTCATTCTAGAATTATATGTTATCTAGAATAGTCTTATATTTGTAATTACCAGAATTTGCTTAGCATTCTGTTACTTTGCTTTATATTTCTATTATATTTGATCATATGTTTATAGTTTGTCATATTAAACAAAACCAACCCCAGAGATTGTAAAATCCTAATAAATAAAATTAAAAAGTCCTTCTAGGACACCAAAAATAGCGAAAATTTATTCAAAAACCCCCTGAGGGGAAACAAAAATAGCAAGAAAAAAGGATAGAAAGTTATGCTTGTTGTAAGTTACATAAGAAGCGTTAACACGGAAGGCTAAATACCTCCACCATGTAAAGTGGGTTAGCGTCATGGCCTAGGAAACCATGCAGTGCTTATTTCAAGAATACATAGCTATGCTATGAATCAAAAAAGAGTTCTTCTATAATAAGAAGACCAGCCTTTATATTGTTGGGTTGTGAACAATTTCTTTTGTCGTTTGAGACGACACGTTGGTGCTCGTAAGCACCCGTCTGGCGAGACGCTTAAACTGTCCATTCCCACTAAAATCTCTCGTTAAAATGGAAAAATTAATTAATGCCGCCGATATAAATGCTTTTGAAAATGAATTAACCAGTGAACTAAAATTATTAGTTTGGTATTACGAAAATTTTACCATTGATGATGGAAATGAACAAGAATGTTTGAAACATTTAAAAGAGAATAAGGAGGCTTATAAACTGATGATGATTGAAGATCAAATTGAAGAGGAGATTCTTTCTAGCGCGTTGACTACAAAAAATAAACGCGATCTGAAGAGAAACTTTAAGATTTGGCAAGGAGAATTTAATTGTAATTTTAATAAAAGACGAAAGGATAATAAACGTGATGCTTACGTTGAACCCCAAGGTGGATTCTTATTTCCTGATAAGATAGGAATTACTAAGGAGGTTCAAGAAGCTATCAGAACTTTATCCAATCCGAACCTTACCATTAATTTGGACAGCAAAACTCGTGAGAGCATTGAAGATTTGGTTGGGATTTTTAAAACGAATGATGATGTTGATGGGAAACAAGAAAATTTGTTGCAAAAGTTGTTGGACACTATGAACAATTTACAGGAATCTGCTGCTAGCAGGTGTGTAAATAACGTTGCGGGTTATGTTAATGGCATTTTTAAAGGTGACGTTAGTTCACCTGTAACTAATCTACTCGACTTCGGTTTTTTTGTTTTTACTGTTTCTACGATTTTAAATGCTGCATATTATAGGACTACTTATGATTGTAGCTTGGCTACAATGACTGTGGGTCTTTATACTATATATGGGTGCCTCAATGATAGTAAAACTATCAAGAGTATTTGCTCTCAGCTGAGCAAACTCGGTGGTGTTATTTCAAAAATAGTTAATAAAGAAACTGGTATTGTTGAACCACAGTTCGATAGCTTTGTTGTTGACAAAGTGGCTGGTGCAGTTGCTACTGTCTTGGGATCCTATGCCTCTTTCACCTCAGGTAGAGATATACCATCTGAATTGTTTAAGAACGTTGGTAATATGACTAGAGTATCAAACACTTTTGCAGATATTGTTAAGGGTATTATTGAGTGCTTTGAAGGTGTTATTAATTGGATTCGCGTAGACATTATGAAGGGCAAAGGTTACTATATCATGGAGACACGAAGTGCTGTGATTAATGACTTCTTAAAAGATATGCAAATTTTGGAGGAAGAAAATAGGCTAGGTAACTTGGATGACACTTTTGATAATGCCTGTCGTGTATCGGCTATGAGAAGTGCAGCGTTTGACCTTATGAGGATAACACCTAGGAATTCAGAGACTAATGGTGTTATTTCTTTGATACAGGGTGCTATATTTAAATTGGAGCGTTATTATGCCCAAATGCATGCAGGTTCTACTGAATTTGAAGGGACTCGTCAAGAGCCGGTTGGTTTACTTTTTAGAGGTGGACCAGGATGTGGTAAGACTATAACTATGGAACATGTTTATAGAGCTTTTCTTGCAGCGACTCTTGATCCTGTTGACTATGAACAGTTCGAACGTAGGCCTGCTGATTTTGTTTATAACAGACAGTCAGAGAATAAATACTGGGATTCTTATACTAATAAAAAGAGAGTGACCTTGTTTGATGATTTTGGGCAAGCTATTGATGTTGCTGGTACTCCGGATAATGAGTACATGGACATTATTAGATGCGTGAATGTGTTTGAAAACATCCTGCATCGAGCTGACATGGACTCTAAAGGTAAGAGCAAGTTCTTTTCTACGCTTGTGATAGCAACGACGAACCATATGGAATTTAGACCGCAAAGTATACACCAAGCCGATGCTTTGAATAGGAGATTTATATTAGATTTTATAGTAACTCCTAAGCTAAAGTATTGTATTGATGATCACATTAATAGTGATCCAGGTTATGAGCACCGTAAGGTAGATCCTAACAAATTGCCCAAGGAGTATTATGAGGTTGTGGATGATGTAGTTACCATATTAGACCCATCGTGTCAAGAGTTTATTAGAAGAACTAGAGGCGGTTATTCAGATACTCGTATCTACACTTTTGATGAAGTTATGGAGCTAGTATTGAAAGAACATAATAAGCGTAAAGCATGGTATCTTACCCAGAAGGAACAGTTTAATGCCACAGCTAAGAGGTATCGTGAGAAGTATGATTTTAGTATACCTGATGCCTGTAATGTCATACCTATGGATTCTATACCGGGAGTTGATAATAGTAAGAAAGCTTGTGATGTTGTGTTCGATTGTTCTGTCGACATGGTTGAGGCTCAGAGTGGTAGGGGTTACCATAATTTCTTTACACAACCCCCAACCTTTAAGGATGATGACATTAGTTTGACTTCGGATCTCTCTTACCAGAGTGCAATGGTTTGTCCAGAGTTACCCCAGGTGGATTGGGAAGAGCTTTTTGCGCCTGAGAGTATTCCGTTTGATCGAAGTTTAGTTAATGCGTACGATAATAACGTGGTTTGTTATGCTCGCAAGAAGTATGATGATATGGGTTTTCCAGTTCCTGAGGCGAGGACTAAAGCCCATGAAATCTTATCGATTACTTTTAGGCGGACTTTTGGTGTTGATATGCCATGTGTTGAAATAGCTTTGTGTGAATTGCTTGTATTGTTAGGGGAGAAGTTTTTTGTCATGCATACTACTAATGATTTCCTTACTTACGTGGATTTGCTATCTAAAACTCGCAAAATCTTTAAGTATAAACATAGGGAGCTACCTAATGTTGGTATTTTTTCTCAGCTTAGAGATTATTATCATAAAGTTTACAATCATATGGTAACCATTGGGTTGGATAATGATCTGGTTCGCATGTATAAATCTATCGTTAGCAGTCCCTTGTACTACATTATTATGTCCATTGCTGGTTCTATGACTGCATATGGTTTATATAGTATGTTGTGCAACTATATGGGTGTCAAGCCTGAACCCTGTGCGCAGTCTAAGGGTCCTTTAGATAGGTCAAAAGCGTCGAAGACGAAAGTTAAGACGCCTGGCCAAGTGAGAACCGAACTCAGTTTGGCTAACAAAGCGCAATCTGGTATAGACACGTGTGGTGAGATGTTAACTGATAAGTTGGTCAGTACTAACCAATATAGCATATATGTTGAGTCCGATGAACATGATGGTTACAGTAAATTAGGTAGTCTTTTGTTCATTACCAATTATGTAGCTGTGATGCCTTACCATTTCTTTACTAAATTGTCTAACGGTGTTAGTAATGATGCTAATAGGCTTTCTAGTACAATTAGGCTTCATAAAGCAGGTTGTACTGCTCATGCTTATGCAATAACTCTAAGGGAATTTATTTCTTCTGTTGAAACTGAGAGACTATTGGAGTTGGATTTGTGCCTTATTGATCTTCATGGTCAGGTACAACCACATAGAAATATACTTAAGAATATTAGTGCCAAAGATTCTTGGGGCAGACAACTCACCAATATACCTTATGGTATATCATTCATGCGCGAGCACAAGATTTGTAAACATGCTGGTTATGCTACAGCAATGAATCATGCTTTACCTTATGGTAATGATGAGATAGGCGATGTTGTTATCCCAAAATATTATACCTATATGGGTAACACTGATGCTGGTGATTGTGGTTCTGCATTTTTTGTTTATAACAAGAAAGAACCATTACGTAAGATTGGTGCAATACATGTCGCTGGCATTGGTTCTGCTGGTATATCGTACGCATCGCCTCTTTTTATAGAAGATGTGGAAGCTGATCTTTCTCTGTTTGAGAAACGATTAGAGATAGACTTTGAAGAACCTGATCAAATGATCACAGCTCAATCCTCTGACCTCTTTGGTGTTAAGCATTTTGGTGAGCTTGGTATACTAGATAGTAGTGCTTTTAGGAATACTAAAACTTCTATAATGCGGTCGCGCATGCATGGAACTTACTATACGCCTACTAAGGCTCCTGTCAAGCTTACTAGTATGCTTGATAAGTACGAAATATTTTATGGCACACTTACTAAGTATTGTAAAGGACCGGTAGTATTGAGTGATTATCAGATGCGTATAGCTTACGGTGATTTAACTTCCTTTTTAGCCATTCGTCATCCGACTAAGTTCAAGAAAGAACTTATTGATTACATGGAAGTTGCATATGGTAGTAAATTTATTGAAGAAATAAGAGGTATACCACTCAATACGAGTCCAGGTTACCCATATAATTTGCCAAGTAGAGTTAATTTCAAGAAGCAGTTAGCTTTGATTAGAGATGATCCTGAGAGAGTTGTTAAATTTGGCCATCTGATCGAACCAGTTAAGAAGCAAGAGTTTATGTTACATAATAATACCAGACCATTTTTCTTATATACAGATTTCCTCAAGGATGAATTGAGAGATTTTGGTAAATCACCCAGATTAGTTTCTGGTGCAGGTGCTAATTTGTGTATGCTTTTTGGCCGATATTTTGGTGCTTTTGTTTCTGAGTTTCAAAATAATAAAATCTTTAATTACTCTGCTATAGGGGTCAATGCTTATAGCAATGATTGGGATTTCATTGCCCGAGAGTTGGGATCTTTTGATTTTGATATTGCTCAAGTAGGTGCTGGTGATTTCAAAGGCTTAGATGCTACTGAATGTCCTAAGATACACGGGTTCATACTTGAAGCAATACTTGATTGGTATGGTAGAGATAAAGAGGCTGACAACAGAGTTCGTAGACTGTTGTGGTACGAAATCACTAATTCTCGTCATATGCTTGAAGATTTATATATGACTTGGAGTGGCTCATTACCATCTGGTAATCCAATGACAGCTACCATAAATACGCTTTATGTCTTGTATGCTTTTATGCATTGTTTCAGGACTGTGTGTGACGAGAATGGTCTTAATCTTAGCTTTCATCAGAATGTTAAGATGATCATTCTGGGAGACGATCATGTTTTTAGTGTTCATAAGGTTTTAAGGCCATATCTTAATGAGATGACCTTAGTTGGGCTTATGTCCGATATAGGGCTCATATACACCACCGAAATGAAGGGAGAAGCCTTTGTTCCTTTTAGGAGACTCGATGAAATTGAATTTCTTAAAAGGTCCTTTAGGAAAGTAGAACATCTTAATAGGTGGGTTGCCCCCATTAGGCTTGAAGTTATACTAAATACCCCATGTTGGACGAAGCGTGGTTCGAATTCTGAAACGATACCCGCAGAAAATGTGGTATCCTCCATTAAAGAACTTAGTTTACATCCAAAACATGTATATGATGAATGGGCGCCTAAAATTATTGATAGTTTTAGGTTGCATTATCCTATGTTGAACACATCTATACCTTTGGAAACTTCTTATGAGGATCTTCAAAATATGGTTCTTAACAAGGAGAAGTGGATTATTTAGTATAATCAACGTCGTCACTGACGTTAAAAAGTGCTTTCGAGTTTGAAGTTAAAACTTTCCTGTTTCTTGTTACCCGAATTTAAACTGTAACCCCCATGGTCTGTGGATAGCGGACTCCTTTGCTGCAAGGATAGCAGCACCCTAATAGTTATCATGTGATCTTGCTTCCGCGAATAAATCCGGTGCCGAGAGGTAAACAAAGAAGTACTGCTATGATAATAATCGAGTGGCCTATTTAGGCTTATAATACTAGGAAGCTCGCGTGGCGATCCCACTAAATTCCAAGGTACACCGGTCGGTCATAATTCCTGAGTGTGTATTATGACTTAAAGAATACACTTGCTGCAAATGCACAGGGCGTTATCCCTATTGCAAATAATAACAACTATCCTTCTACCGTTGTAGAAGGAGAACAAGTCCATGATGTGGAGGCCACAACGGGGTTTACCGCAGATGCAGGTATTGTGTCTGCGGCACCGGCCCGCCCCATCGGTATTGACGATGTCCTTTTTCGTAGTTCATCAACGAACTTCCAGCAGGACATCGCTACTTTCCTTAGGAAACCTGTCATCCTATCTGCGGGAACTCTTTCCACAACTGACACCACTTCAAGTATCATTTATCAAGGTAATCTTCCTTTTGATATGGTCAATGTCTCTACTCTTTATAGGGAAAAGATACGTGGCTTTTTAGGTTTAAGAGCGACTATGAAGATTAGGATCCAAGTCAATGGTAACAGGATGCAACAAGGTAGATACATGTTATGTTATCTGCCTACTTGTGGTTCTGGTAATACCGGTAAGGAAGCAACTGTTGTTAATGCTAGATTCAACACAAGAGTTCAGCGTTCTCAACTGTTTAATGTGCAACTTGATGTTAATTGCGATACCGAGGCGCACATGTCCATACCTTATTTGAGTTCTATGAACTATGTACCTACTTATTACCTTCCTGGTGGTAGTGGTGCTGGTGGTTATGGTCAGCTTGGTGTTTTACGTTTATATGCCTATTCACCATTGATTTCGCCTGGCGGTTCTACAACTTGTGCTTATACTATTTGGGCACACTTTGAAGATGTCGAGCTTATCGGACCTGCTGTACCTCAGTCTGGTTCTGTTTTCAAAAAGGGTAAAGGTCCCTCTGAAAGAGAGTCCGAAGCTGCTGAGATAGGGCCTATTGGAGCTACACTGACCAAAATTAGTGATGCTTCAGCTTTATTGGCTAAGGTTCCTTTGATTAGTGATTATGCTTCAGGAGTGTCTTGGTTTACCAACATACTTGCTGGGTCTGCGAATGTTTTTGGTTGGTCTAAACCAGCTAATCTTTCGCCCAATCACATAGTTAAAAGAACTTTGTTAGGAGGTTTTTGTAATGTAGATTCATCGGATAATTCCAATGTTCTTAGTGTTTCACAACAGAACATGGTTGGTGTCCTACCTGGGTTTTCAGGAACAGATATCGACGAAATGGATTTCTCCTTTCTTAAGACTATACCTGCATGGCAGGCTACTCTTGGATGGTCTACTACTGATGGTAGTGGAGTCAATATCTTTAGTTATCTTACAAGTTGTAATGGAACAGTTACTCGCACTCTTCCAAGTACGAGGGTTGTTTTGGACTTTGTCCCATTCCAATTTATTGCTAACTATTTTACATATTGGCGCGGATCTCTGGTTTTTACGATTAAGTTTGTTAAGACTGAATTTCACTCAGGTAGATTATGTTTCTCTTTTTATCCATCTGAAACTTACTCTAATACCTTCCCTGTTCGTACGCTTGCTGAGACACCTTTCCTTCATAGGGAGATTGTTGATATTCGTATGTGCAATGAAGTTACATTTACTGTACCTTTCCTCAGTTCTTCACCATGGAGACCGATCAGAGGTATTGGCAACTTTACTGGATGGTTTGATTGTTGGGTGCTTGATCCTCTTGTTGCTCCTGCTAACGTCTCTGGTTCAATTCAATTGATACTAGAGGTTGCGGCTGGACCTGATTTTGAGGTTGCTGTGCCGTTTCCAAACACTGTTGGACCAGTACTTGGTGTTACACCACAATCTGGTAATGTGTTTGGAAAACCGAAGCCACAAACTGATGTTTGCGAGTTAGTAGAAGGTACCTTAGGTGGTGCTTCTGCTAGCATGAACATTGGTGTGAATGCTATGGCGACAATTGGTGAGAGTGTAACTTCGTTTAGGGCTTTGTTGAAGATGACTGATATCCTTGGAAACATTGATCCGGTTCTTAACGTCCCTAATCCGTATGTTAACATTCTGCCTTTTGCTTCTGCAGCTATTTCTGCTGGTCTTGCAGTTGACATTACACCACGAACTACGTGTGATCTTTATGGTGCTTTATGTGGTTGCTATGTACTTTCTAGAGGAGGAGTTAGATTGAAGATTATTCCTTCACCTAATAACAACTCTAAAGTCACAGTTTCCTACATTACACCATTTAATTCTAGTGCTGCTTCTGTTGGCGATATGGTGCTTTTTGCTTCCTCTAATGCTAATGGGAGATCAGATTACTCAGATAGAATACATAATGTTCAAGTGTATGACAATGTTTCTCAAAACAAATGCATTGAGTTCCAAGTACCACAATATCATTTCTGGCATTCTAGAGTTAATTCTATTCATATGGTTAATTCTGCATTGCCAGCGACTTTCGGTGGTACTAGCTTGATGACTAAGTTTTCAGTTTCTACTAGGTTTTCGGATAATGCAACCACCCCAGTCGTTTGTAGGTCTGGTTCAGAAGATACCAATTTTGGTGTTTTCTGTTGCATACCTCCTATGGCTTATTTGGGTGGAACAACTACCGAGTAATGGACAAAATGGTTGTGTGTGACCCAATTTAAAACACTCACATTGTAAGTTAATTTAAAAACTTTCCCGGTTTGGTTACGGAATAACCTAAAACAACGTAATTATCGCGTTTGAAGATAATCTATTGTAAGTTAAAGTAATAACTTTCGACTTTATGCATCTAAGCATATTTCTAAGATATTTACAGTTTCGTCTTAGTCACACCTCCGAGGTACTTCTGTTGAAATAAAGTGAAGGAGGGGCCATGAACTTGGCTATTGTTCGTATAATTTACGTTGAACACGAGTGTGTTTACCCAGCGATAGCCGGGTTTACAAACTGTAGCGTGTTCTTCACGGGTTTTGGTTAATACCTATAATGTACTCGTTGCTTCGCGCAGACTGCAATTGTCTCACTATTCGTAAGTGTTAGTGGGGCCGTTGCTTTTCATTATTGC